TCTGTATTTACTGGACCCAGAATAGGCATCGCGTTTAAAGGCTGATCGTTTACATCCATCGTGGTACTCCTGTAGGGGTCTTTGTCACCTGGAAATCCAAAAACATGATCCCCAATTTTTTTCCATTTGCCGCCGCTGGCCTGACCCCAACTTGGGTTTGCTAGGTCTGGGTTGTAGTAGTGCATCGCGCCGCCCGTCGGGTCTGTGTATCCCCCGGCAAGCAATTGGTCGGCAACTTCAAAGGCGGTCGAGCTGGGCGTGACTTGGTACATGTTAATGCCGCCCAAGCCGCCCTTATACCCGGTGTAACTGTTCCAAGCAGAAAACTGACCGGGTTGCAAAATAACGCTGTGCAGCTCGCTGCCGTAAGCCGGATTTTTTAAGCGGTTCATAATGACAGAGCCAGCAGCCAGCATGCCGCCGGAACCCTGGTTGCCAGCCTCAGCCTCCAGGGTGCGTGCCAATAAGTCTCTGTTGTTTAAATTAAGCATTAATAAACCTTAAAAAATTGGCATGCCTAGATATTTTAGAGCGCCCAGCGTGCCTAATATGCCCGGGTTTTGTGTTGTTGATTGCGATTGCGGTTTCGGCGCTTGCCCTAACGCCGCCAGTGGCGCATTTAAGCTGTCTGTCGGGCTACTTGCGTATCTAGCAAAGTCACCCCTGGCCGCGTCGATTAGAGCTTGCTGTAAGCCTTGCTGCATGAGCCCTTGCGATTGCATATCCTGATTAATCGTTCTGCCAGTCGTGAATGCCTGGTTAGCCAAACTGCCAAGCTGACTGGCGGCTCCCAATCTGTCACCACGATCCGCAAAGGCGTTACTCATGGCCGTGTTATAACCTTGCATTCTCAATGGTGCGAGCGTGTTTGCGGCAACTCTGCCATACTCCGCGTTGGTCACGCCCTCGGCTACTCCCTGACGAGATCCACCAAAAGCATTAGCTCTAGTTGCGGCAGCTCCCATATTATTAATAGCCATCTGGCGTTGGCGCTCAATGTCGGCTTGCGTGGTGTCTATTACTTGTTGCTGGTAGGGGTTCATATACGCGCCGACGTTTAGTGGGGCGGAGACGGCCGCCTGAGTTGCTCCCAAAGCATTTTGCAAGCCCGTAGAGGCCGCCTGGTTGACGTTAAACCCTGTTGGCATGGTTGGTAACGTTTGCGGCTGCGTGGTCACTGGTTGCGCTGCAATTGGTTGCTGGACGGTTCCGCCGCCTTTTGCTCCTTGTCCGGCCATTATGCGTTCCTCTTAATTAAACCGACAGCAAAAAACTGCGCCGTCCGTAGTGAAAATGTTATAGCTCCGCGCACATCTCTGCGCTTGCCTGATGCGAAATCAATGTAACGCTTGAACTCTGCGTAATGCTCACGCGCTTTGCCTTGCTCAATCTTTTGTCTGCCCAGGTATCGGTAACCCCGGCGCACGGCCTCGCCCCACCAGCGATTGTGCAATTTGTGCATGCACCACACGACGGCCTCGCGCTTCATGTTTGGCGTAAACCCACCGGCGGCCACGGCGTGCGTTGCGATTACGCAATCGTCGTCGCTACTGCTTGAGCTGCTTGAGCTGCCGCCGCTGTCGTTGTTGCTGTCGTATGTCAACTTGCCGTCAACGTAAGACGTGCCATCGTCTGGCGTTGAAAAGTTTGCTATGTCTTGCACGATTGAGTTAGAGCCGGAGGCGTTGTTTCCAAATGCCCCAGGGGCTGGGGAGTTGGTGTATCCAGCCGCTGCCGCCAAACCAGGGTCAACTTGTCCCGTGCCGTAGCCGACTGAAACGGTGGAGCCAAATTGGTTTGTCGCGGCGTTGTTGTTATGCATTGCCATAATTTCGGAGTGGCTCATCGCGTTGTCGTTGTCGCTTACAGCATACGGTGTGTAATCAGTCGCAGTAGCCGATGACCCCACTTGGAAGTCAGACGCAGAGTAAATCGGGCTGTCAGTGTAAAATTCTGGGTCTATTCCGTATGCGTCCTGGACAACTTGCAAACTTCTGTCAGTCGGATCTAATACACCGACTATTTGATTATTACTCGCAACAAACGGGTCAGAATAATCTATGTCTGGGTTGTAGAGCTGGTTGTCCTGGTAAAAATTTCCTGTTTGTTGATCCACCGGGACGGTCGATATTACGTTTGTAGGGGTAGTAGAACTGCCACCGCCACCAGAGCTAGAGCCAGAGCCAGAGCCAGAGCCAGAGCCAGAGCCACCGCCAGTAGAGGTGGTGTCTGTCGCATCAGTTAACATGTAATTTATTTCTGGTAAGACGTTGCTGCCTGGCGTGCCAGTAAACGGATCAATAAAAAAGCTGTCAATGTATGACTTTTGACCTGGACGCGCAGCCCCGAACGCCGCCAAGGTTTGATCGTAAATTGGTGCGGCGCTGTACGCGGAAAGCCCGTTTGCGTAAGTTGTGGGGTCACCTAAGCCGCCGTACATGTCTAAGCCTTGCGGAGACGCCAAACCAAACGCGTCAGCCACGTTTGCGGTGTTAGCGAACGAGGATTGCTGCATTGGCGTAAAGGCTGCCACCGTGGGGCCGTATGACAAAGGTACTGAACCTATTGAGCTGATTTTGTCAGCGCGATTTAGATTACGTTTTGCGGCGTCTTCTATGTACGCCGGTATCTCAACGCTCGTGCTTGATCCGCCTTTTCCCATTTAAATCTCCTTCGCGTAGCTTGAGTGCAGCGGCTTCCAACCGTACTCAGCCAATGGTTTTTTCCATCCAAAACGCCCGGTCATATTCAATGCCGTGCAGCCTTGCTGTTTTGCCCAAGATATAACATCGTCGTGCATGCTCAAAATTTCCGTGAGATCCCCACCGCCAAGGAAAACATTGAGTACCTTTTTCTTTGGGTATTTTATGATCTCAGTAACTAAACAGCTTTTTTCTGCCGGCCATAGTTGCATGGTGCCGTTGTGCAGCCCCTCGTAAATGTCAATAATATCATGCGTGCCGCCGCTATATTGTAAGGCTGCTTCTATGTGCGGCTTGCAACGCTCAAACTCCGGGTGCATCAAAACGCACCCCCAGACAACGCGACACGCTTCCAAATATTTGAGCTGCCGTCGTGGCCGGAAGTGCAAATATAAATGTAATTCGTGTCCCAGCTAACGAGGCCGGCGGTATCACCCGATGCGCCGACGCTACTAGCTGGAACGGATTGTTTCACGACGACTTCCTTATAAGCGCCGGATTGACTGATGACTGGCTTGACCGTGCTACGATTGAACATCAGGTAACCATCTTCGGTTGCAGTTTCACCGCCAGTTTGTTGTACGAGAGCTGACTGCGTTCGATTTAAAAACACGTTTAAACGTCTGGCCCAATCCTTCCAATCTCCACCATACGGCTCTGGCGCTGCGTACTGGCTCATCGGCGACCTCCGGCCACCGCGCTAACTCGGTTTATTCCCACGCGCCAATCGGTTAACTTTTGCCCTTCGACGCGTAAACGTAACTGCCTCCCGGTGAACCTCACGGACGTGGGGTTGGTAAGGGAGTAGGGGCCGTACGACCTCTCGGTGCCGTTAGGGTAAAACCTTGATTTAAATATTGCATTTACGTCACCCTGGTTTTTCTCGTCAGGTATCAACTCGGTCACGCTTATCACGTTATCGCCAGTTCCGATGCGAAACGGCCCAGTCTCGGCAAACGGCGTGAGGCCGGAGTAATCAAAGCCCACCTCGTGCTCGTAAATGTGTCTGTCGCTTGCGTCGGCCAGCATGGGCTGCCTAAACGCGCCGCGATCCACGCCAGCCGTGCGATCTAAAATGCCAATGTACCAGGTATTCTCTGAGTAGTTGTACACCACGTATCGGTCATTTTCGGTTGAACCTGAGCTGGGGTAGAACCACCAAACCTCGTTGTAGAGACTGTTTGAGACGCCAAACACTTTTGAGATTTGCGCTTTGTTTATGTCGCTAAACACATAGTCGCTAACTTCGCTGTTTAATTCGCTCACTGAGCTGCCGTTATACACAAAGAAAGAGTTGACGCCCATCCAGACGGCACCCTGGTCGACGGCAACGCACGCCAATGGAGCCGCCAGGCCGGAAGCCGTTCCAACCCGTTCTATGCCGTAGACATATGGTGGCCCTTGATAGACGGCAAAATGACTGTCTCTGCTAGTTAAAATTAAAGTGCCGCCACGCACGTTTACTCCGGCCATAATCGTCCCGGTTGTGGCTAACTCTAAGTCTCCGGCTTCGTTTGTTGTGGCGGCCGTCCAGGTGTTATTATCCTCGCGATCTGACCACTGCACTTTTCGGGGGTTGCCGGCAGCTCCGAGAGCAAAAACAAAACGCTCCGCAGTGACCACGATAGCCTCATTATTAGTCGGCGCGTTGCTCAGTAAAGCTGCCGGGGTGCCAGTATTCAGCGACCACTCGTAAATTTTCCCGTCGTCTGCATTTTGCGCCAGCAATCGCTCGCCCCAGGGTTGCAAATGCCAAACTGTGGCCGGTTGAATGTTTGTCGTATCTTGCCGGGCGATGCCGAAAGCCAAAGAACCGTAAACCCCAGAGCCGTAAGCGGTAAACGCAGCCGCGTCCTCGCGTCCGCTACTCAGGCCAGATGGTGTAATGTCGTATTGGGTGCCGGCGTTGTTGTAGGCGTAAAGTTTGTTGTAACTCCCGGCAGCTATGTATCGATTTGCGCTGTTGTCAGTCCAGGATAGCATGCCCCTGAGCTTACTTGCGGCAACTGTCGCCGATTTAGTTCTCCAACCGCCAACGGGGCGCATCAGGCCGTCATGCCAACGCACTAAGTTAACGTCGCGCCATCGCCCTTCGCCTTGTAGATCTGTCCCATTTCGATAAACGCCTGGAGGGATTTTTAAGTCTACAAGTGCCATACGCGCCTCACAACATTGCTACACCTATAAATTAACATAGTATCTGGTACATGTACATTTAAGGCGCGGTAGGCCAGTCAGCATCTTCCAAGTTAGGCCAGTTTTCATGCGCTGTAATATCTCGCAAGGCTTGCCTATAAGACTGCATTTCGCTCGACATTGTAACGTCTGACAATGCGTAAAAGTCTGTTTCACGTAACAAACCGTTTCTTTTTAAACGGTTCATATTTATTACATTATCATCATATTCCTTAATTTCTTCTGACGTTTTATCAGAAATTGTATACTCTAATATGTAAGCTCCATCTTTTAAAGTTGGAACACTATTTATTTCTGTTTTCTTTTCTCTTACGTTTATTTCTGGCGTTTCACCGTAAGTTACTGGATAAACACCGTAAGAAGCCATCATCTCGTTTGAAATTTGGCTTGGGAATGATACGTTCTTATTTTCTTTTTTTAACTGCCCCATATCAAAAGGGTAAGTTTCAACTTTATTATCTTTTATTTTCACGTACATTTTGTAGCTCCTTTAATTATAACTATCTATTTTACCCGTAAAATCACTGGTAGAGTTAGAAAAACTGCCGCCAGAATAACCAAAGTTCGCTTGACTATCGTAATTTTCTTCCGATGTATTAGTAAGGTTCATATTGTAATTTTGAACATCACTAGTTGAGGCGTATGTCACAGATCCATAAGTTCCAGTGCCAGAACCGTTTTTTGGAACTCTCATTACAACTGTTTTTCCGTTAGGGTGACCCCCTGTCGTTCCAGTTATAATAAGTTTAGATGCGTTATAATCGACATGAAGACCCAACTGAAAATTACCCAAACCAGTAATTTTGTTTTGCCAATATATTGTTCCATCGCTCTGCTTAATAGCTACTAAATAATTAGTGTTGCCATTGCTGCCAACTGTATAAACATAAGTACCATCAGAATCGCAAACATAGGGATAAAAGGAAAATCCAGTTACACCATAACCCTTTTCGTACGTTGGCGTTATAGCACTATTTGTGTAGAATCTTACTAGATAAGCGTCAACAGTTCCTACTTTATACCCACTTTCTTGGTGATAACCAAAAAGATAAGCGTCCGCGCTATCTTTCGCCATAGACATAGGATACGTTGAATTTGAACTGCCTTGCAAACCTTTGGAACTACCTCTGTTATACCATCTTTTTTGGCTATTATTCCAACTATGTTTTGCTATGTAAGCCCCAGTTATTCTTGAAGTCAGTCCAGCGATAACTGCTTCTTCATTACTTTGGGAAAATGGTTGTACTGTTACATACTGGTTGGTGTTATCTTCTGAAAGAATAGTAAAATCTTGACCGTTGCCAACATCACCATCTGACTTTTTAATACTTCCAATCATAGCCGCATATTTTCTATTGTTTTGATCGTATGCGTATCCAGCCACACCAAGGTAATCGGAATGGTTAAAAGCATTAAATAGGAATTGTCCTTGTAGGCGTTGAGTACTACTGTTTTGAACCTGATATTCCCTACTCCATTGATGCACCATCGATGAGTTATATTTAACCATTTGAAAATTAAGTGATGAATTAGTAGAACCACAAAGATATATATCGTTGGAACTATCTACATGAATAGCTCTATAAGTATATATGTTAGTTTCTGTTTTCTGTCTTAAAATTTCGCCTTGATTAGAAAGCTCCATAAACCAACCATTACTGCCATCATGCCCACAAATGTAAAGCTTGTCATCGCCATAATCAAAATAGGATTTTTGAGGTGCCATATGCCCAGATGTTTTACTGTAAATAGCAACATAATCATCAACAAAAGAAATGCCACTTCCACCACCGGCGAGAGTATATATTTTGCTTGTAAAGCTCATTAATTTATTCCTACCCAGCCGCGTCGATTGCTAATGCGCCATACCAATTTGTTCCACCGTCTACCGTGGTAAACACAAGAATATCCGTTTCGCCACTCGCCGGGGCGTCAGGGGCGCTGCCTCCAGCCCAATCAACGGTTCCAGGCCATGTAATTGTGTGGGTGCCGCCAGCGGTAAGTTTTAACATAAAACCATACGCGGTTCCGCTGGCTGGTGGGTTGCTAAAGGTAAATGTAGTGTTCCCGGATGTGCTCAAAGCAAACACATTACCGTTATGGCAATCCACTGTTGGCGTTGTGCCAGAAAGACTTACAAATGTTTCGTTATAGCTGTCGGCTATAAACTCGCCTGTTACGTCTGCGCCTACTGAGGTTGTGGCAATTTTAGCAGCATTGTCGTAATAAAGTGTAACTGCACCATTTTGACTTGCTACTAACATATTTTCATTATGCGCTGCATTTTGAAAAATAATGCTATCTGCCGCACCTAAAACTAGGTTTCCAGTTCCTTGATCTGAAATGTAACTTGCAGAACCGTTGTGATAAACCTCTAAATCACCACTAGTACCGAGCTTTAGCTTCTCACCATCAGGAAACGTAACATCGCCATTCGCATCGGCAGTGACAATTGCGCTTGCATTCACAGTGCCTAGAGCGTTTGGCAGTGCCACTTCATAGGTTGCTCCGGCGCTATGCGCTGGACTTGCTAGTGTCACGCCATGCGAGTTATTTTCACAGTTTAAAACAATCTTACCTGAGTTTGTGTTGCCTCGAACAACAACTTTACCAGTGCCGGCAGGGGCAAGGTCTAAATCAGCGTTTGAAACTGTAAGTATATCTCCAGTTACGGTGACTGTAGTAAAAGAACCAGTGCTTGCGGAGTTTGCGCCAATGGGCGTGCCGTCAATCGCACCTGAGTTAATGTCTATCCCAGTGACTGGCGTTGTGCCATCAAAAAGGTCGTCGGTCTTATCCCAATTTGCATTTAAATAACCCCCCCAGGCATCAGCATCTCCAGATACAGTTGGTTTTTGAAAGCTGTAAGTCGTTGTGTTAGATGGCATAAATTTACTCCTCAGTTACGTTTTTGCACGCACTTAATTCCTAACGATGTAAGGGAGACAAGCGCGTTGCTCGTTGGCAAAACTATCGCACATTTTAGCTGATGTTCCAAAATTCTATGCGGCTCGTGAAAAGGTGACTGGCGTCCAAATCTCTGACGTCGGCGGAACTGGCTCCCACTTTTCTCGGGCGCTTGTTGCTATTGTTAAAGCGATTGTTGAAGTGGAAGAAGCTAAGCGGCGGCGCTGGACGGCAGTAGTAATATTTAAGCCAAGCGCCAGGCTTGCTGCCCCAACGACGGTAAAAACACTGGCCGCAGTTAATGTTGCAGTTGCGCTGATTGCAGCCGTAACGTTTCGTGTTCTGGCCGCCGATACCGACATGGATGCGGCAATTCCAATAGCGGCCGTGCCTTCCTCAGTGCTATTATTTTGTCCGTATATGCTTGAGCCATACGTGCGCAACCCGTAACCTGGGCGGTAACCCTCAGTCTCCACGTATTCTTCACCAACGCTAACAGTCGCGCTTTGTAGTGTAATTGTTGCGCTGGCGTCTTTAACTGTGTCATAACCGGAAACTGCCGCTGTTAAGCTTGCAGTAATAGCCGCGCTTGCGTTGTTAACAGTTACAGCCGAACAAGCCACACTGAGCGTGGGAGCTACCGTTGCGGCGGCGTCAATCGCACCAGTAACACCATACAACCCACTGCCATATAAGTCGGCACCGTATGAGGCGCGGTAAGCCATTAGTCTAGCGTAATATCTAAATCACCAGCCGGGACGCGGAACACGTCGCCCGTTGAGATTGCCTTACTAGCAGACAACGCGCTGTAAGCTATTAGGGTGCCGCTAGTGCTCGCGGTAAATACGCCAATATGAGTGACGGTGCCGAAACTTGCGGTGGCTGTCGGAAACTCCACGGCCGCCGAATTTGTAGCTAGATTGCCTGACACAGAAAACGCGACTGTTTGCCTGGCGTAGGCAGTTCCAGAGGCTGAAACCTCAGTGCCTGACGCATCCTCGGCCGGGTTGCTTGTGAATAACGCGATATACCACGCAGTC